TTTGAAAAACGCGCAATAGCTTTATACAAATCAAATCCAAAATATCTATCTAATTTAGGATTTTGTTTATGAAATAAAACATTTGTATTATCAGGTAAAGTTAACCATCTCATAAACATTTTAAATAATTTTTGTTCTTGATATTCATCATATTTAGGACCCATAGGAAACAAATCCCAAAATAATGAAGTAGCTAATCTAACTAAATCAAATGAATAATTAGGTTTTATAATAGGATATTTATCTTTATAAAAAGGTTCACAATTATATTGTCCACCTGCTTCTTCTTCAGCAGCAAATTGATCACTCATAAATAATCTTGGTTCTTTCATTGTAGGTAATTTAACATATCCAATACCTCTATCAAAATCAATAATTTTAATTAAATATCCATAAGTAGGAACTTTATATTTTATAGAATTATGCATATAATAAAAATATTCCTTGGTTGTAGATTGAAACATAATATTATTTCCATGTAAATCATTATGAATAAAACCAAAACTTCTTTGAGCGTATGCTAAAGCAAAAATAACTTGAATTAGCCATACATATTGTTTATGAGGATCAGGATAACTAGTAAATAAATCATATAATGTTCCATCTAATTTTTCCATAATCGTTAATTGGACAGGAACATTTTTAAATAATGCCCATACAAATGAATCATCTTCTTCCTCTTCTTCTTCATCATCTTCTTCTAAATCTTCATCAGAAAATGTACTTATAGATTCAATATCAAAAATATAAGATGTAGATATACTTGAAGATGTATCATCATCTTTAACTTCTATATTTTCATCATTAAAAATAGGTTTAAATTCTTCAGATTTTAAAATAGGTTCACATACTTCTGAAATTTTAATTTCTTCAAAATCATCTAAAATAATTTCTTCATCTAAAAATTTCAATACATTTTTTGATGATTTAGTTAAATTTAAATTTGATGAATATCCATCTTTGAAATTTAATGTGAATGTTTTACCAATATTTTTAGAAAACCAAGGTCTTTCAGATAATTCTTCATAATCATCTGAAATATTTAATTTGAATTCATTTGATATGCCTGAAAATACACCAAATACTTTAGGAAAATGTTGACATCCTGATAATGATAATACTGAAGATAATAAAGAACCTACATAAGCAGCATTATTATAATTTTGTAATTTAGATTGGGATTTTTGGGCATTTGCGTTTAAAAGAGGTAATTCAATAGATTGTAATTCACCTTTCATATATTTATATGGGTTCAAAAGCATAGTAATTTTAGGATGTACATTAAATTCTTCACCTAAAGAATTTTTTAAAATATTATTAGTTATTGATTGTATATTAGAATTAAATTTTATTCCATAATTTACAGGATTATCTAAAATTTCAGTTTTAAATAATTGTTCAATAGGAGGAAAAAAAGGTTGAAGTTTATGAATATCAAATACTGAATTGAATTTCAAAGAATATTTTGATAATTGTAAATTTATAGGTTTAATATCTAAAGAATGATGGTTTTTTCGTTTCATTTCTTATATTCATTTGTATACTAATAAATAAGGAAAGTTTGCGCACAAGATGAATTTCCAAATTAGGAAATTTGAAATGCAAACTATTGTTGATAGATGCGAAATAGATTCAAGAAAATCACCTATGATAGTATTAATTGGAAAGAAAGATACAGGAAAATCTTTTTTAGTTAAAGATATTTTGGCAAATACAAAAGATTGTTTTCCTGTTGGCACGGTAATTTCAGGAACAGAAGTTGCGAATCCTTTTTTTCAAGAAATGGTTCCTTCTAAATTAATTCATGATAAATACAAACCTGATATTGTAATGAATGCTATCAAAAGACAATTAGCTGTAAAACAACAACGTAATAATGAAAAAAAAAGAGGAGGAAATTCTAATGTTGATCCTCGTGCATTCTTAATTTTAGATGATTGTTTATATGATAAATCGTGGATTAATGAAGAATCTACTCGTTATATTTTCATGAATGGTCGTCATATTGATATGGTAACTTTAATTACTATGCAATATCCTCTTGGTGTACCGCCAAATTTAAGAACAAATATAGATTTTGTTTTCATTTTACGAGAAAATAATATTTCCAATCGTAAAAGAATTTATGATAATTATGCAGGTATGTTTCCAACATTTGATATGTTTTGTCAATTTATGGATCAATGTACAGAAAAATATGAATGCTTAGTTATTGCTAATGGCGTACAATCAAATAAATTAGATGATCAAGTATTTTGGTATAAAGCTTCAGATCATCCTGGATTTAAATTATGTGATGATTCATTATGGCAAGGTAATCAATCATTTAGTTCAACAATGTTAACAGGAGATGAATATGATTCATCAAAATTACAAAAGAAGTCAAGTACACCTGTATGGGTAAAGAAACAAGGTTAAGAGCGTCTAGAAGATTTTTTCTTTAAAGCTTTACGACGTTTTAAAGTTTTCTTTTTTAAAGATTTACGACGACGAGAACGGCCACCTTTTTTACCAAATGCTTCTGCAGGTGTCGGATCTTTTTCAGAAGAAGGGACAAAAGGTTTAGCATCTGCATTTAATTTCGTTTCTTCAAGAGCTTTTTCTGCTACTTCTCTTGAAGTTAAAGCACCTTTAATATTCGCTTCTATTTCTTTCACTTTTTTAGGTTGACGATTATCCATTCTTTTTATTATATTACTCGCGAATTCCTCCTTCGGCAGGATGGACAGGTGAATCTTCAAGAACTTTACGAATTTCTGAGAGATCAACTTCACCTTTATCTGCAAGCGCTTGTTTACGTTTCGCATTATCTTTTCTTTGTTCTTCCATCTTTTCTTTCTTACGTTCTTCGAAAAATATATCTTTATTCACTTCATTTTCTTTGTATTTACGCATGAGTTCATTCAATTCTTTTTCGGCATATTCAACATCAGGCATAATATGTTCAGAAGGATCCCAAGGTAGCCAGCATCCAACTTTACCAAGGTAAAGGTTATCTCTGGGATATTTACGTTGAAGAACTTTACAGAACATTTGAGCTTCTTCTAGATTGGCAAATACACGACGAATTTTTACGCCACGTACATTCGTGCGGAATTTAACTTTTTCAGTGAATTCCGTATCCAAATCTTTTTCATTCTTTAGAAGAAAAACTTGGTATTGTTCCATAATATCGGTTTTTTTAATATCATCATTATGGATTTTCGCGAATTCTTGCATATCTTTTAGAAGATCATCAATTTTAAGAGAATATTTCTTTGATAGGAAATCCATGAATTTTTCCATACCTTTAACTTTCCAATCATAATCTAGCCATTGAATGAATTTTTCATTTAGAAAAGCATTTTTTTGTTTAATTACTTTTTCAGGTGAAATAAAAGATACAATTCCATAACGTTGAGTAGGAATTTCAGTATCTTCTTCTAGATAATCAATCGTTTTACCTTCATCATCATACACATCAAAATTTTCTTCGGACATTTGTTTTTATTATACATAAGATTTAAATATTAAAATTCTTAACGACGTCCACCTCTAGGTTCTCTAGGAGGAACACCTAAAGCTTTTTGAATTTGATCTTTTATTGATTTAGCTAATTCAGGATCTGGGATTTTCTTTAAATCTGCTCCTACCATAGATTGAACTCTATTCCATGTTTGTATTGGGTCAGGAACATCAGATGATTGAGCACCTAAGTCAGCTTTAACAGCTCTAGCAACACTATCTACAGATTGTCCTGAATTTTTTACTTCTTTACTTAATTGTTTAATTAGTTCAGGAATAGTAGTTAAATAAGAATCGCATCTTACGGCAATTAAGAGATATAATCTTGTTAAAGCATTTATACCTGCAAATGTATATGCAAATCCTTTCCCTACATCACTTTCACCAAAATTAGTTAGATATATTTCACCAACTAAACCCAATAATAAAATAGTAATTGAACCAAATAAACCAAAATTAGATTGATAAGGTCTATAAAAAGTTATAGAAATTAGAAGATATACAACCACTAAGGAATTAATTAAAATAGATGCTATTTGCATTGGTAAATAAGAATTATCCTGTTTATTGATTTCTTGTTCAATATAAAGAACTTGTAAAGCTAATCCAACTCCAATTAAAATTACACCAAACGCTGTAAACATCGAATACGTAAATGAAGCAGCCATATTTATCCCTTTACATTAATATTAGGAATACATTTTCCAATTCCTAAAGTTTGTTGCATCATTATAGGAGCTTTACAACCTACACAAGGACATTTTACATGTTCATGACCAAGAATATGTCCAATTTCATGACTTACCATATATTGTCTATAATCTTCTAAAGATAATTTAGATTCTTTTGAACCATTAAACCATCTATCTGAATTTAAATAAAGATATCTTCCACCTAATTCGGCACATGATAAATTTGAAGGTAATCCGCATTTCTTTTCAATAGTTTCAGGAGAAACAAGAGTAATATATATATCAGGATCTTGTGAAACGGGTTCAAAAAAATAACCTTTTTTTGACCATCCATCGGGAGAGTTTAAATAAACCATTAAATAAAAATCAAATTGTCTTTCACCTACATTAAAAATTCTATATTTTCTAATAACGTCGTCGTCAATTTTTCCCATAAACGTTTTACGGACCATTCTATTTATCCTTAACTTTTATTCCTTTCTTCATTATAAAATGGAAAAAGGTGCGGCTCCTCAAAGTTCTATGATGTCCGATGTTTTAACTCGTCTTGTAAAATACTCTTTAGAAGGTTTGGCTGTAGCTGTTGCGGCTTATCTTTTACCCGGAAAAGTACTAAAATTATCTGAAATTGCTATGATTGCCTTAGTTGCTTTAAGTACATTTGCTGTTCTTGATATTTATGCGCCTTCTGTGGGTGCTTCTGCTCGTACTGGTGCTGGTTTCGGTATTGGTGCCGGTTTAGTAGGTTTCCCTGCCTAAACTTTTAAGCTTTTAAATAATGATAAAAGAAGGTTATCTTCTTTTTTATAATATTGTTCTGTATAATCAGCCAACCATACAAGAGTTTGATTTAATCTAACATAATCATATAATCCAAACCATCTATGCTTTTGATAATCTGTCATTAATCTTTTTAATAAATTTTCAACTAAAGAAGCATTTTGTCTAAATTCTTTATTTGAAATTTCATTATCAATATAAGTAAAATCACTAAAATTCATCCTGTATTCTTCTAAAATATTATAATGTTTATCATACCATTCAACATTTCTATTACTATACTTTGAATCTTCAATTTCTTTAATAAATAATTTAAGACGTTCATATCTTGAAAACTTTTCATCTTCCATTTTTTAGATAAGATTTCAGTTTAAATATAAATTTCCATTTTTAATTAAATGGAACAAATTATAAGATATAAAGGCAAATGGTATAAAATTAATTCTTCAAAATATGAATCTGAACAACAAACATTTTCGATTGTAAATTCATTACTTAAAGATAATTTAACATCAGAAGATGCTTATATAAAATATTATGAAAATCTACGTTCTGAACATAAATTATTATATCCTGAATTTCATAAATGCAACAAGAATTCTGGATCTCATTAGTAGTTGTATTAATAATATTTTTACTCATGATTTTCTTATATAAATTTTTGTATGGTAATTATCCAGCAAGTAAATTAATTATTACTGATCCGCCGATAGAACATAATGGATTAGAACCTTCACAAGCTAAATTTATGTTTTTTTATACTACATGGTGTCCATATTGTACAAGAGCACAGAAACCATGGAGAGATTTTAAAAAACAATTGAAAGATACTCCTATGAAATATGGTAATTATACTATCATGTTTGAAGAAATTGATGCTGAAAAAGATAAAAGTAAAGCCGCCTTATATAAAATTACAGAATATCCTGTATTTAAAGTTGAAACACATAAAAAAGTTATTGAGATGAAAGGTATTCCTGACCCATTAAATTTCAATCAATTTTTAATTAGTGCATTGGGAAATAAATCTTCTACATAATTTTGATCCAATTAAAATCATTTCATTTTTTTCATCTTCTGTAAAATCAGATACACTTGATCCTTTATCATACCATAAATCAATATTATTTTTATATGAATTTTTATAATGTTCATATAAACATGATATCTTATATAATTTATATAAATATTCTAATGGTTTTAAAGATTTTAAATTTGTAATTTTTTCTTTTGTATGTATAATTGAAAAACTTAAGGCCATAGCTCTATCTTTTTCGGGAACTAAATTCAAAAGAATATTTGTTATAAATCCACCATCAACATAAACATTATTATTAATAATTTGAGGTTGAAATATGAAAGGTAAACAACATGATGCCATAATAGCTTTTAATACAGGAACATTTCCAGTAAATAATGTTGGTGTTCCTTTAGATAAATTTGATGCTGAAATATATAGAGGTATTAAAGCATCACAACATTTTTTAGATTTAATATCTATTTTAAATTCATTAAATAATTTAATTAAAATATTTTCAAATTTTGTCATTGAAAAAATACCCTTGTTATTTAAAATATTTTGGATCTTTGTAAGATCATTCATATCAACAAGTTTTTTAAAATTTGATATTTTATTATAAATTTTTTTAATTTGTTGTGGAGTTATTCCAAATGCTATTGATGTAGCAATTAACGATCCAACTGAACAACCATAAATACCTTTAGAAAAATGTTTATGTAATAGTCCAACTTCTTTTTCTAATTCTTCTAAAGCACCTATATGCATAATACCTTTTATACCACCACCACCTAAACATAAAATTTTAAATGCTTCCATTAAATAATATAAGAATAATATGTTAAGAGCTAGAGACGTATGGGATGAACAAGAAGAACATAAATTAAATAAAATGGCCGCTATGAGGCCTATAATAGCCCAAATTGAAGGGAAAATAAGACAACAAGCAATAGCAAATTCTAATGCTCCTTATATATTAACTGAAGTTCCATCATTTGTTTTTGGATATCCTTTATTTAACCATAAAGATGCTATACAATATCTTTTAAATGAATTCTTGAAAGCTGGATTTTGGGTATGGAATGTTGAAGAAAAATATCTTTTAATTTCATGGTTAAAACCTGTAAAATCTAGAGATTTAGGTAAACCTATTTTAACAACAAATTATCGTCCTCAAGTTTATGATAATATATTTATGAATAATTAGTTAATGTTCTTGCTGATGGATCTTTAGTTTCAGGTGACCAATTAGGCATCCAATAATGTTTAATTATATTTTCATTATTGGGATAATGTTTTTTAAATATATCTAAATAATATTCTTTTTCGTTAAATGATTTATACCATGGTTTTGAATTAATATTTATAACACCATCACTAAATGCTTCTTTCTTTCTTTCAAGAATTTCTTTTGGTAAATAATCTACAAATGCTTGTCTTAATAATTGTTTTTCTATCTGAATACCAGATGATCTAAGATATCCAATTGGAATATTATTATATACATATGTAACAAATTCTTTATCTAAAAATGGAGTTCTTGGTTCTAAGCCATGTGCAGTCATAGATCTATCACTTCTCAAAACATCAAACATATAAATTTCATTTAATAATTTTGTAATTTCTTGTTTAAATTCGGAATTTGATGGAGCTTTTTTCATATATAAATATCCACCAAATAATTCATCTGATCCATCACCATTAAATATAACTTTAAAATCTGTATTTTTAGAAATGTATTGTCCTAATAACCAATTACCAATACTTGCTCTTACACTCGTAATATCATAA